AGAACCATAATCACTTCCGCTTACAGTTCCTGTCCCGCCATATAAAGCCATAATGTTCCTTTCTTTATGAGGCTTTTTCTGACATTAGATGATCCCAAAGTTCATCATCTGACATCCGGGATTCATCGGGTTCTGAAACAGGTGGACTGTTTGTAACAAGTCCTGATGCGGCACTTCGTTTAGAATCACGTTTCTTCTGAAGTTCATCTACAGCCGCAGTCGGTTGAGGATCTTCGTCCTTCTTGCGGAAGGATTTTCCTTCCTCAGTCGTTAGCCATAAATTTAAAACTTGAGCGTGTTTGTCTGCATCATTCGAATTCACAATCGTGTCTTTTAAGACATCGTTTGAGTTGACGAAATCAATAAACTGAGGGTTGTTGTCGATCTCCATATAATCTCCACCAACCTTGTCACGCATCGTCTTGTCGTAACTAGCTAACCACTGCTGAAAGCGCATCTCATTAACTGCTTCCTGCATTTGCTGAAACTTTGAAGATTCATCTTCCGGTAACTTGAACTCCGGTTGAGGAACCTTGGCGAGTTTATGATCGATGAGCTTTTGGACAACTCCCATAACTTCACCGAAGTCATTCATTGTCTGTCGCTCAGAATCGCTCAAATACTCTTCAAGATTCGAAGGATCAGGTGCTTTATCAACGGGTGCTTCTGCCTGCTTCTTGAAGTTGTTTTCCAACTCAAGTCGCTCGATCCGCATTTGCTGAATCTGCTTTTCAAGATCACTTACTCGTGCATCTGATTCTCTGCGGAAATTCGCAGTGTCCTCATTGCGCTTGTGGTAATCCTTCTCAAGATCCTTGTATCTTTTCTGCCAATCGTGTTCGGGTTCCGGTTCAGCTTCAGCTTGAATCTCTTCTGCTTCCGCTTGTGGTTCCTGAACGGTTTCAGCTTCCTGAACTTCTTCTGCTTCTTGCTCTAGGGTGGCCTTCTCTTCGTTGAGGGTAGACTCCCAAAGCTCATCATCTGTCATTTCAGGTTGTTGAACTTCTTCTGTTTGTGTTTCTTCTTGTGCCATTTGGTGTACCAATTCTTAATTGGGCCATTTAAAATTCAGGTTCACCGTTCCTTGCGGGAAGTGGATGACCTTTCCCTGAGTCGGTCAGGGAACTCAATGATCTCACGGTATGCCTGCAACTTGCCGATGTGGCGGTTGTATTCTGCGAGATCATTCGGTTCACTGATCGATCCTCGTGCTTCTATCTGTGCGTGTATTCCTTCTATCCAACTTTCTATTTCTTTCTTCAATGCCTGAAATCGATGGTCTTGACTCAGACTGACGATCTCTCCGTAGTTAAGCGACAAGGTCTACTTTTCCTTGTTTTTGTTCCGTACGCTTCATCATTGAGTCTGCAACCTCTCGGATTGCTCCTGCTTCACGCTGACTCATCTGTTCCTGCATTTGCAGTTGTTGCAACTGTGCTTGTTGAGCTTCTGCTTGTTGTTGTTGCATCATCATTTGTTGTTGCTGAAACTGCGCTTTTTCCTCTTCTGCAAGCAATGCCGACATCGACATGATCCTGCTTGGCCTGAGAATGTTTCCTTGCTTGATCAATTCACTTCGTTCTTTAATCTCTGCTTCTCTTGCATCCTCACCTAACGATGCTTTTTCTTTCAGCAATGCCAACTGCCGTTCTTTCTCAATCTCTATTTGTGCGATTCCCTGCTCTTTCTGAACTTCTAACTGAACTGCTTGCTGTGCTTGTTGAACTTGTGCTTGCTGTGCGTTTTGTGCCTGCATTGCAAGCTCTTCCTCAGACTTGACTAAGTTGTTCGGATCAAGATGAAACGCTCTTGCCAAAGGCTTTGCCAACTCACTGAAGTTGAAGGCTCCCTGCAACTGCGGAGACTGACCTGCAACTTGTAAAAAATTCAACAACTGCACGTTGTGGATCTCATCCGAAATGAATCTCTGATATCCGTAGCATTGTCCTTCGAAGTCTCCCTTGATTGCAGGATCTTCATCATCGACCATAAGCCACCGATAAATTGCTTGAACGGTATTTGTGATCATCCCGCTCACGCTTCTGACTACTGATGCGGTCAGTCGATTTGAGTTCGTATTCAAAAGTGACATCCCGGTTGCTGTTTTGGTCTGATAAGGCGCATCCTGACCTAGACCGATAGGCGGTAATCCGGTGTCTAAATTCGATTGCTGTTCAAGCAACTGCACTAAATTGATCAATCCGTTAGTCACATCCGGGATCACAATCGGCTTAAACGCCGTATTGACATCAACTCCGGGCTTCGTTCTGAACTGTCTGCCGGGATAGACACGTTCCGTGTCCTCGCCTGCTTCAAAGGCTCCCGGATCTACGACTGACATCGGGATCGAAGCAAGGTGTTTCCCTTCGATCATCATTGCGTAGCTGAAATTGATGACCGACTGTATGTCTCTGATCGAATACCAAATGCCGTCACCCCACAAAGACTCCGGGGATCGTTGCCAATAACACCCGTAGTAAGGCATCTGACCGTCAAACGGGTTCTCTGCGATCCTGATGACCTTGTCTCCGACAACTGTAATCACGACATCGAGCATTCCCGACATCTCTCCCGGTCCTAAATCGAGATATTCGCCTATGTCTTCGGAGTCGAGCCTTCCCCAAAACTCAAGGATTTCGAAATCTTTTTGCCGATCATATGCGCCCGTTTCCTCCACACGCTTCGGATGCTCTGAAGTGTCCTCTCCGCTGACCTTGCCGCTTTGCTGTTCGATAGCTTCCTCAATGCGATCCTGAAAGAAACCCTGATCTCGCTGACCCAAATCCCGAAGTTCAATGCTTGACACGAAACTGCGCTGTATAACAAACTCCGCATCTTGAAAACTCTTTGCTTCAGGAGCCGGGAATAAATTCCAACAACTAACGAAACTCGCCGTAGGGACAGTTTCAGTTTCGATTTCTGATTCGATGTCATACATCACCTCATCGGTGCGAACAGATTTGTAAACCGGAAAGTTTCTCTGCTTCAAAGTCACTGCTTTTGTGATGCCCGTGCCGAAAAGGCACATCTCCACAACAATGTCCTGAAGCGTGTCCTGATACCCCGTACGATCCAAAATGTCTCGTATGCGGTCCTCCATATTGACCGCCCTCGTATGCAGTTGCTCCCGCATATCGGGCATGTCTTGTATCTCAGGCGGCACGAATCTTGGCCTTCGGCTAGGCTTTACTGTGAACGGGATACGTCCGTCATCAAGTAGCATCGATATGATTCGTATCGAAGCCGCCTGTACCTGTCTGCGGGTCAGATTGATGAAGATCCCTCTTGACTCCGCAAGTTCGTTGGAACTCTGTATCTCTTCAGGATGAGTCGCACGGTACGCATCGTACGCATCACTCCAAACGAGTTCCGTTTCCTGACGGTAATCCCTTGCCGAATCGAACTTTTTTCGAACTACATCCGCTAGATCATCAAGCGGCATCGATTTCACAACTATTTCTTCTGCCATTAGTTGAATTTAATCGTTCCGTTTGCGAGTCCGTGTTCGACCTCAAGTGTTTCTGCTAAAATCAACGCTTCCTTGAGTTTGTTGACTGCATAAAAATATTTGTCCACATCTTCAGAATCCGACTGCTTCCACAATTCTATTGCAGACATCATCTCCTGAAATGCTTCCTGAGTGCGTTTTTCAAGACTTCTTAGACTTTCTTTTCCCGCCTGAACCGCACTTATGTACTGTTTCGCCGTAGCCACGTTTTGTTGCTTTGCTATGCATATTCCCGTATATGTTTTTTCGTTTTCGATAGCGACCACTATCGTTTGCTGATAATTCCGAAAAAGTGGACCCGCTTACTTTCGTGATCACTTCTTTTTCTTTTTGCCGTTTTTCTTCATAGGTTTTTTGCCGTACATCGCTTCCTTTTCTTTAAATTTGTGGTGCGGCTCCGGGAACAAGGGCGAAGGCAGTACCGAAGCCGCTAAGTGAGGTTAGGTGGTCAGGTAAATAACCTCATCTAAGATGAGATCATAATATGAAGCGTACGCAACTAAAATCGATTAGATTCGTGCGGGATGAAATAAATTTATGGCGGG